GAATGTTCGTGATTCTTAAGCATGGTATCTATTTCAGAAAGACTCATACCTTCGACTTCTTCATGAGATACCTGAAGCACATCTATGACGTGCTCCAAATATCTCTTGACATTACCCATTTCTAGGTAATACCAAATTGTGCTCTCGCACGTTGATAGGCTTTCGCCTTTGTCCTTGCCCTGACCGTAATCAAAGCAGAATTAATAATGAAGTACCATTTAATACGTGGTTTCATAATCATTTTGAACTCCTGTTAAGGGTTAGATTAAACTTTATCAAAGCAGAGGATAGTTTTCTCACTCTACAACAGTACACTGTCCGTACCTTTACCATTGACTAATTAGTTTAAGTGTCTGGGCGTGTAACACGCTACCAGTAGATTGATAGTCATTCAACCTATTTGCAAATCGCAACCCGTTCCTTTACAGTGAGTTAGTATAAAGAATACCAAGCTATGAACTTGGCGGTTACTATCCACGGGCAATTTTATATGGGTTACCTGCTGACATCATCTAGCATTTACTATAATGATGGTTTCTACAGCTTAAGAATGTATCCATTATCAAGTTAGTGTTGATTCACATTTCTGCTACTAACAACCTTTTAATAACCCATAATCTTGAAGGGGTGTTGCCTAACTATCTCTAAGAATAGCCTCGCTACAACAAGCTCCAAAGTGAGCAACACTGTCCCTTTTAATTCAATGATGGTAACAATGAGCCCTTTTTACTGATTCGTATTGTCATGTACTTTCATTCAGGGCATCCATCAAATATGTAGCATCCCCATCTCGGCTACGAGAGCATAAAACTAATTAGGAAGAACATGGTACCCTAACCGTTCAGGACGGGGTTGGCTCATCAACAGTTCATGAACTGTACCTTTCGTCAAAGGTTATTCTTCCAAAAACTTTAAGGGAGAGAATTTAGCGGGTGTTAACAAAGGGCTCACTTGCAACATATAGTCATACGAGTGATACGTATTACATATTGCACCCAATCATTTACACCTGCATCTCTCCCCCTTATTTAGGCAAAGGGAACAGGTGTTCCACCCAATCATTTGCCTTCTTACTCTTCATCTGGTGTTAGCCAGAGAATGAGACAGCACCAAAACATCATCCACAGTAATAGGATGAAGATGATTGGCTCACTGTAATACATAATAAACTCTAACATGATAACTCCGATTCCTTTAGTGGGTGTGATAAAATAGTACTCCACGTGCACAAGCAGGTAGCACTATGGAAGTGCAACGCACAGCTGTGCAATACCTGCTTGGTGTACCAGTGGGTACTATAGTTCGAACTTACCCATAGGTTGACGTTCAGGTCGATAGTACCACGCAGTAGCTGGTGGTTTAGCTATGCCCGTGGACTTGTCGACTGATTCGTCAAGGATTTCCTTGCGGTGAAGTTCGTAGATGACACCCGAGGTTGTCTGTACGTTAGTCCCCTTGGAAAGGGCGAACTCAACGAGTTTGGTTATCTGTGCAACAGATAAGGACGCAGGACAGACAGACTTGGGGTCTGTATTGATTCGAATGTTTGAATCTGAATAGAGTGGCTTGCCCAGTCTATCTTCATCGGCAACGAACTCACCGAGTCGCTTGTCGAAAGACCCCCGAAGGGTGTTGGATATGGAAAGAATGACTATGTTCATAATAAGGTTTCCTTATTGTTAAGGGTTATTGTCAATCTTGGAGTATTCCAAGAAGTAAGCAGGGGTACAGCTAACGTAGCCCGAAGGTTTCACCAGTGGTGGGGCTTCCGTTTGAACTGATGCAGTTCCAACGGGAGCGGACCCCCCATGCCGTGAAAACGCACGGGGTACGTAGCGATGTATACCCTGTACACTCATTCTACAGTATTTTTGAGAATGTTTTAGGATTCGCCTCCCAGAGTTTATACGTTATATGGAGGCACCTATAGGTATTACCTCTAGTCCTTAATAAGGAACAACTTAGAGGACTTCACTTCAACCAATTAATAACTATTGTATCTTAAATAAAATGGTTTTATTTTTTTAGTAATATTTATAGTACATATTGTTTAAATAAGGGGTTGATTCGCACTATGTTAGATGACACTAGTCCTGACTATAGGCTGGTACAAGGATACATCACTGAAAACGGTGACTTAGACTACCAGACATTGTGGGACGATTTAATAAGAATGACTGGATTCTCTGCTAAACCGCATAGGGAAGCCCGTTTTAAGGAGGTGACAGAGGCTTATGCAAGATGGTCTACAGCAAATAACAAAGATATTGATAAGGCTAGGGAGGATAATGGTCCTGTGGCTGGAGTTACTCCTATTGATGATGTATCAAGGGGTTACCCGCCTATATCGCCTATTAGCCCGGTCGACTGGATTACCTACCGCAAGGGAACTAAGGGAAAGAATGATTACATTATTGAAGCATGGGGACGACAGGTAACCTTTGAGCAGGTTACTCAGCTATTTATAGAGCTATATAAGAACGAAAACCGAATATATCCCCCACCTAGGTTCAAGGGAGGTAATATGCTTATAGAGTTTTTACTTGAATGTTTAATTGAGGGGGCAGTTACATGGAAACTTCTAAGAAAGTACAAATTAATACCGAATTTCTAATAATTCCTAATATCACTTATTATATCAATAAGGATACATCGCAATCTTGGAGGGGTATTGTTTTCTGTTACTATTAATCACAAGGATACAGGTCCAACTGACTATACTATTTATCTACAGAAAGAGGCTACAGATGAGGATATTGACTTCAACCATTGGCAGGACGCAGATGAGGGGCAATATGCTCTCACAGATGACGGATATGTAGCTAAAATCATTAAAAAGAAAGAATATACCGATATTCAGGGTAGAAAAAGCTTCTATTACAGGCTACCTTTTGGGTATATTATGTGGGATAGTAAATATCCCAATAAAAAGCTAAATTGTGGTGGCAGGATAACTAATACTACGATGACTGGGAAGAGATGGTTAGAAGTCAGGTGTAATTCAGATGATTACCAAGATTTAGCATTCTGGGCGGCTATTACGGAAAACCGTGATGTAGCTATTGATAGGGTATATGGGAGTGTATCAGTAAGTAAACGCCGAAAACTAAAACGCCATATGCGTACTGAGAGTTTTAAAACTATGAAAAGAGATGAAGCACAGAAAATGTTAGCTGATAATATGATGGATGCTGACTATTTTATAGATTTGATGAAACAAGGGGTTGAAATAGCTTTAAGAAAGGAAGATGTTAATGGTATTCGTGGATTTGTCAATGATGGCATGGAGATACATGGTATGAAAGACAAGGAAACTATTACTGTTACTGATAGGTTGGAAGCTGTACAGACTAGAGCCCTAATAGACAATATCAATCAAGAAGAGCATAAGCTTATAGCTACAAGGAAACAGGAAATGATAGTTGACGATACAAGGGACACTAAAGAAGACTAACTTCTTGTAATATTGTGCAAAATACGATAGATTCTGCTCAAGTAGATAGTTTTGAAAATAAGTGGATAGAGGAGAATGCCCTAAAGAAGCTGAAGGAGAACATTGGTCTATTTGGTAAAACAATGTTTCCGACAGCTTTAAACAAGGATGTTCCTCCTTTTCACCATGAGATTTACAAATCCTTAGCTGATGAGGCTTTAAGGCGGGTACTAATAGCGGCTCCGAGAGGAACTGCTAAGAGTACAGTGACCTCCTTGATTCTACCCCTTCACAAGATAGCCTTCAAGCCCTCAGCTAAGGACTTATTTATAGTTATTGTCTCTGAAAGTCAAAGTCAGAGTATAAACTTCTTATCTAGAATAAAATATCATTTAGAAAATTCTGGTAATTTTAAACAAATGTTTGGGGACTACGGTCCCCTTACAGCAAAAAGGTGGACTAATAATGACATTGTCCTTTCAAATGGGGCTCGTATTGTTGCCGTTGGTACTGGGCAGAGAGTTAGGGGTTTTATCGAGGGAGATACTCGTCCTAACCTTATTATTGTTGATGACTTTGAATCAGAACTCAATGCCGCCACAGCAGAAGGACGAGCAAAAAACAGGAAATGGATAACAGAAGCAGTAATACCGTCTCTTTCAGACGATGGAAGAGTTGTAATGATTGGTACTGTCATATCAGAGGATTGTTTCTTATATTGGGCTAAAGATTCTCCAGCTTGGTTTGTTCTGTGGTATGCTATATACGATGAAAAAGGTCGTAGTATATGGGATGAAAGATTCCCTAAAAAGAGAATACTGGAGATTAAGTCTGAATTTGAATCAGTTGGAAATCTAAATGGATTTTATCAGGAGTATATGAATGAAGCTCAATCGCCAGACAATGCACCATTTAAGCCAGAGTATATCAGATTACATCATTACGAATATAAATA